ATACCATCGCCTGCAACTATTGAAGTTACAGCCCCTCCTGCAGCTGCAATAGTTATATTATCAGCATCAGTGTGCGTAAGAGTTATGTTGCTACCTGCAACAAATTTTATATCGTCTGTACCAGATCCAGCTCCACCGGTTGTGTTTCTTAAAATGATATCATCACTACTATCTACGAAAGATAAAGTGGTGGTATTTTGTGTATTAGTATTTGTTGTATAAGAAGGTACTTGCCAACTACAAGATCCATCACCATCAACTCTTAAGAATTTAGTGGTGCCAGTTTCACCTGTAGATTTAAGTTCCGTGCCTTCTAAATCACAGTTTATCGTAGCTGAGTAATCACCGCTAGTTGTGTTTGTTTCGCTAGCTATCTCAATACCAGTACCGCCAGTTAAATCTACACCTGTTATATCTCCAGTACTAGAAGTAGCGCCAATATCAGATAGTACGTCGGTACCAGCTCTATAACCAACTTTGTTGTTAGCGTCTATGACTAAAAACTTATCTGTGTCAGAACCTGGATTAGCAAGGCTTTCCAGGTAAACGTCACTACGAAACCTTGCTATAAAATCTACTATATGTTGGCCTATCCATCTAATCATTTGATAATCTTCTTGACAACAACGCGACCGTTCCAAACAATACGTACCATATACATTCCTGGAGGCCATAAGGACGCGTCTATCGCGTTCGTATTTGTTTTAGATAATAGGATACGTCCGTTTGAATCGATCACGTCTATGTCAACGTTTTGATTTATGTTTAACACGTTACTAACTGGGTTTGGATATACGACTAAGTCGTCACCAGCTAGTATGGATTCTATACCTGTTGTTTCACAATAGTTATAAGTCTGCTGGCACGTAGCGTCCCAAGCCTCATCACAGCAATATGGATCTGCTTGAATTACCCAAGCATAGCACATATCGTTCAACCAGTACGGTTCTCCTGGTCCTGTAACGCAGTCAGCCGCGTATAAGCAGTTACTAGCGGCTTCATTAGCTTCAGGGTTATAGTTATATGCAGCTGGGTCCATGCAGTCGACAACCACTTCCTCGCACGACCCATTATCAGTATTAGCAGTTGGATCATAATTAAAGGCGCTACTGTCAGTACAGCCATAAATGTAAGGGATACAGCTACCGTCTTCAGCATTAGCTTCTGGATCATAATTAAACATTGTTGCGTCCGTGCAACCGTAGACGAAAGGTATACAACTATCATCGTCAGTATTAGCGGCCGAGTTGTAATTAAAAGCAAGTGGGTTCATGCAGCCTAGTACTACAGGTATACAACCCTCGTTATCAACGTTTGCTTCTGGGTTATAGTTAAATGCTTCTTCGTCCATGCAACCGAATACTGCTAGTGTTTGACAGTCACCGTTATCGTAATCAGCTTCATAGCCTTGTGTGTAATATTCTAAGTAACCTGCTTGAGTACAACCAGCTTGGTAGTAGCAACTACCGTCTTCTGTATTTATCTCAGAGTTATAGTTCTGCGCTGTTTCATCTGTACAACCATATGAGTATGGCTCACAGTAGTTACCACATCTTAAATATGGCGTGTAAGTTTTATTAGGTTCTACAGGATCAAGCCAAGGATTAGTGCCTTTATCAAATACAATATCTCCGTTAGGCTTAATAAGCTTAAAACCTACTTGTGATATATCTGTTACAGTTCCATCTTCACCAAAGAAGCCACCAAACTCTACAGGGTAAAATGTAAACTCAACATGTGTTAGTGAGCTTACTGTAATATTGTAAAAAGCGTCTTGTTCTGTACATGTAAACGCGCCAATAGGCTCGCCGTCTTGCACTACACCTAAATATGAGTTATCCCAACCATCACCACCACCATCAAACAACATTAACGTGTATTCGCACTCGGGCACTAAGTCCATAGTGTTAGCTAGTGAATCATAGTTAAAAGCGTTTTCGTTTACGCAACCTGGTATTGCAGGCGTTATACACTGGCTTTGATCGTTGTTTTCTGCAAGAGAATTAAACTCTAAATAGTTAGGGTCTAAACAACCAAACGGTGGATTTTCTGGAGGACAAAGGTTAAGCAAGTTAGGTACACTATTAGCTTCATAACCAAAGTCTGGGTTTTGCCCTTCAAATGGTAGTATACTGTATATAACATTGCCACACTCTGTGTAAACTAATACATCACCATCAGCTGATCCACCTGTAGTAGAACCAGCAAGACCATCACCCCAAGAGTCGTATATATTAAACGTAAACTCCACGCCTAACGGTATACAATACTCTGTAGTCACGTTAAGCCCAGCAGTTTCATAAAAACCTTGTTCTTCACTAGCTAAAACAATAGGTACACTGTCTGTAGTTAATATTTCCCAGCTAGTTTCCCACTGTGAAAACGTATCACCTGTTATACTTACATAAACGTTTTGAGTTAACGTATCACCGCACTCAGATACATTGCCGTACAAACAAGACTCTTCAAACTCAGACTCAATACCAGCAAATGGATTATAGTTAGACGCTAGCGGATCCATACAGCCAAGACCACAGTTAGGATTATCTAATACAAGAGTATCCATAATACCGCCTGGTGATTCTACTATAAAATAATATTCGCTACTAGATACAGGCGTAGATTGTGCATAGCCATAAAAGTAATTACCAAACCAAGGACCATAAGGTATAAACTGTAAGTTATCTAAGTCATCGCCTCTATAAAATCCTACAGGCTGACAACCTGGTGGAGCTTCCCAGTTTACGCTTAGCTCACCTTGATTAGGTGACCATGGAAAACAAGATATTTCACCTTGCAAGTTTGTTATAACACAAGGTGGTATACTATCAATAGGTGGTGGAGGTATACTGTCAAGTTGACTAAATACACCTAGTGGTGCTAATAAAAATAAAATTAAATATCTCATATTAAAAATCGCTATATATTATTTCATCAACTACACCTTGCACGTCTTTACGTGTAGCTTCCATTTCCATCATTATGTTTGCTTGAAACCTTTCAACTTCTTTACCGTTAAACACTATGATTGTAGGTACTACTACGATCTTATAATCAGATTGATAAGTACCTTCGTCAATACTAATATTCATAACTTCGCAGTCTGTTAACTTGCCAAGATAATCTACGCTATTGCTTTCGTTCCAGCTAGCATTAAACTGTACGACACAAATATCACTGTTGCACATGTTTTGGCTAAAAGCTGTACCAGCCACAAACATACATAGCATTAAGATAATGTATGCCGCTACTGTTCTAAAGTTCATTGTTTCTTCCATGCTTTCTTATTAATTACAATACTACCAATAGAGCATATAGCTATAAAAGCTATAGCGTATATAATGCTTGGGTGTCCGTGATAATCACAAGTATGACTATCACACATACCAAAGAAGTGCTGTGTAAACTCTTTCATTACTGTAGTTTATCTATTTTCTCTTCGATACGATCTAAATCTTCTTTGAGCTCAGACACATCTTCTTGTGTAGTCATAATAGTCTGACGCACCAGTTTATCTTTCATATCAAACTCCATACGAGTGATGTCTGGTGGTAGTGGTTCTGGTAGTTCTTTTGCTAAAGCTATATCAGCTTGTAGCGTGAAGTACATACCAATTAAAGCAGCTAAACCTGCTGCAGCCATACCTATTGTTTTGAGGTCTAACGTTACTTTAGTATCCTCACCTATTTGCTTTGCCATATCTTAAAAGATTACATAGTTTGCTCCACACTTAAAGTTGTACCACTCTCTATTCCAGTACTTATAATATCTACCTTCAAGGAATATACCTATGTGCTTGTTAAATCTCTTGCCAAATATCAACCCACCTGAATAATCAAGCCATTGACCACCTACTGTATTGTGATACATATATTCACCTCCACTGTTGTAATGGTAGGGTAAAATATTTCCCCATGTGTGGAACCAGAAGTCGTCTGTAAAGTGATAGAAGTCGAAGCCGGCAACCACTGAGTAATTCCATTGACGATCGAGTTCACTTCTTTTTCTAGCAGTGTATTCAGATAAGATGTTAGGGATAGTGACTGCCTCCCAGACTTCAGTGTTTGTTGCAACGACTGTCCCATCAGGATCGAGGTACTCGCCTGTAACAAGGTTGTGTGAATATCCTTCTTCAATTGCGAGGTAAGTATAGTGTATGTCTCCTGTTGCCAGCTTCCAATCTTCAAGTGGATCATACCCGTAAGGCTCTGAGATACGTTGTGCGACACCTGCGTGCAAAGAAAACTTGTTGCCGAACTTAAGTCGAAATCGCTGTGATCCTTCAAAGTACTCAATGTCTGCAAACCCGTCTTCAAGATATTCAACCTTTGCCATAACTTTGTCTCCGATGTAGCGAAAAAAGTGGTGTTGGTTAAAGAACTCTCGGCCCTGCTGTCTTTCGTATGTAACTTCTCCAAGAAACTCTATGCCGTTACGTTTACCTATGTTTGCGTCAGCAGACCAAGATGTTTCTGATCCGTCATAAAAAGCGTTAGCTCTATTTTCGTAACCAAACCTAGCGATCTTACGTACACCCATAGATAGACTGTAGTCAAATGGTGTTGCTATAGTCTCTTGAGTCAACCCGTTAGTAACAGAGTATATAGTCTGATCTGACACGGAGTTACCTCCATTTACAGCTGCGTAGAACGTAGAGAACTTAAAAGCTTTCTTTAGCTCTTGAGCCTGCAGTGTCGCACAGCTAAACAATAAGGTTAATAATAAACTTAATCGTGGTAGTAACATTTTCCTGATTTGTTTTTAGTTTTCATTTTACAGCGTTCGCCGTTATCTTTTATATGTGAGCACTGTACCTCGTTAGCTTGTTGTGGTACTGGCATATGTATTGTACAGAAATCTTCACCAGGCAGAGCCATGTTAGAGCAGCGCTTACCTGATCTACTAACGGCGGCACATTGAACTTCAGTAGCGCCATCTTCTCTTTTTTCTTCTTGATCTAGCTTGTTGTCTTCGATGACTTGACGTTCTTCTTCAGCTTTTTCAATTTCTCTTTCTCTCTTCTTTTGCTCTCTACGCTCTTCTTTTTCTTCTGCTTTAATTTCTTTAATCTCGTTTTTAGCAGACATCACATCTTGGTTTTTAATACCAAAGCTCCATTTGCTCCAACCTAATAGCATAGCTACTCTCTTCCAGGTTTCGTGATCTGAATTAGCAGCTTCTTTTAAGTTTTGATACTTACTGTATAGTCTTGATAAAGGCAGGTTTGTAATAGCTTCCGTAGCGCTAAATACCGCGTCGTAAATTGGATTATCAATATCAGTCTTATCCATATAGTCAATAACCTCCCTGTTGAACTCCCAAGACTGCAAAGCACTATATAACTTTCTAGCTTTAATACCTATCGGTGGAGATATATTAAGAGCCTCTATTACAGTATAAGCATGGTCTGGCTCTGTAAAAAATTTATCGTCGTCTGCTTTCTTTTCTTCTTCCATAAAACGCAGTATAACGTTTTTCACAGTAGATACAGCTGCACCGCCTATACCTGACCCTCTAAGAACAGTATCAAACATGCCGTTGATTACTCTTTCTTTTTTATCATCATCAAGTTGATCTTCTTCGTCATCACCAAACAGCCCCGCGAATAAAGCTTGTTGTAATCCATAGAATATCATATTCTGTATAGCACCGTAGTAAACTATTTTAGATACGTTAGCGGTATCACTACCTCTTCTGTTAACTAAGTCTTGAGCAGCTTTCTTAATCAAACGGTTGTACTGCATAGGTGTGTTTTGGAAAGCTAGTATAAACTTACCAAGAGGCGAAGCCTGCTGTTGAGATATTCTATCTTCTCTTGTAGACTGCTGAGTTTCTTCAGCGATCTCCATCATGTCTTCGAACGCTTGAGTCTCAGCATCAGCTTGAGACAAACCATTTTGCGTGTGTGAGTTAATTCTGTTTCTGTAGAAAGTAGCTCCACCCGTTGCAATAGCAAAGCTGTCTGCTATTTGTGTTGGTGTAAAACCTAGTTGAAGCAAGTACGCTGTAGCTTTCTTCATTGGGTTTTTAGAATCACGTATTTCTGATAGTAATTCCGCAGCGTTAACATCAGTCTGTATCCTACCTCTTCTTTGTTTTAAGAAATCAGAGTTAAATATCATTGCCACGTCTTTCCAGTACTGTGGTTGATTAGCAAATGCTTTAGCAGCCGCTAGCATGTTGTTGTCGCTCCAGTTGATAAAGTTAACGTTAGATATCATTTGCAGCATAGCTGATCTAGCGTTAAAGAACATCGTAGTACCAATAGAACCATGTATCCAATTAGTAAAGTTATTCATTAACCTACCTTGACCACGAGATCTATTACCACCGTTTTCCATACGGAATAGCACGTCTTCTAAAGCTTCTCTAAAATTAGAGCCGTAAACAGCTTCAATTTTATTCATGTTGGCTTCAGTGAATATAGCGTTTTTATTATCAATCCACTCTTGTAAATACGTTGACCTTGCGGTTTCAAGAGCTTCATTGACATCAGAAGCTATAGTTCCAGCAAGCCAAGAGTCATCAGGAACTATTGCTTCGTTTATATTAATAACGCTAACTCCATCTGCAAATGCTTTTAATTTAGCATCACCTTCAATAGCTTTTACAATAGCATTTAAATCTGTTTGTGCTAAACCTGGTACATCAAAGCCCTGTTGATTCCAGTTGTATACTCTTATAGCGTCTTCAGTAGTATATTCTAAGCCTGGTAGTTTATTTTTAAGCTTATTACGTACATCAGGAAAAGCTTTACGTAGGTTTTTTAAATCATTAGCAGCTATTTGATTTGCTCTATTTAATAATCTTATTCCTTTACTAAACGGATCAAATAAATTGACTTTAAAAAACTTGTGGTGCTTGTCGCCTTGCTTTCCTTTACCCATGAAGCTATATAGCAAACCAGCGAAGTCATCTGCTGATGGCGGTATGAAGAACTTAAATCTACCTTTGTTTTTACCGCGTTGTCTAGCTTTACCAGCAGAAAACTGCTTAAACCTAGCTACACCTTTAGTTTCTTCTAGTATAATGTTAAAGTCTGAATCAAGGTCTGCGGCGCCTTCATCAATGATATCATCCATTTGCTTAGGCGCTCTTCTACTAAACTCAGCTTTAGCTTGTTGAACTTTGCTTTTAACATCAAAGAGCTCAAACATATTTTTAACAGCCTCGACGTTTTGCAACGCATCGTCTGCAAAGTACATATCATTGTAGCCTTCTTTTATTAAATTTTCCGCGATCCAGTTAGCTTTAGCTTGACCAGTAGAGTTACCTAAACCTATAATATTATTAATAGGTATCTCTAAGCCCTGCGATTTCATAAACTCAAATATAGCTTCTTGAGCTTGTGGCGCTCTAGCAGTTAAGATAAACATGTTATCGGTGCCAAACTTCTTAGCTAGTTTTTTAGCTTTATTAAGCAATGGGCCAGGAGCTCCTTCAACTACTTTATTAAACTCTGAAAAGTCAAACTCATAACCTTGGCCAAGCAGCTCAACATAATCTCTAGCATACTCTTCGGCGTTTAACTTACCTTTAGTGCCATCAGGTGCCGTAAACAACACGCTAGATTTAGTTGTAGCTAACGTATCGTCAAAATCAAGTATGCTAGCACCTTTATTTTTAGCAGGTCTTTTTGAGAACGATATGTTTCCAAATATACCACCTAGAACCTTCATGTCTCTTATTACAGTGCCATCGTCTCTAGCTATAGCGTCATTCATCTGCACCCACTCTCTACCAACAAACTCTTTTGCAGTTCCTTTTTTAGCTGGATCAATACTTCTAAGAGGTCTAATTCTATTATCACGGATAGCCTCGAACGAATATTGCCTACTATCGCCTCTTCCTAATCTTGGAGAAGTAAACTTATGACCAGCGTCTGTTACCGCGTTGTCCATGCTTTTGCTAATAACTCCAGTCTTGTATGGCCTGTAAGGTCCACCACCTTCAAATATACGCATGTCAAGCTCACCAGTAGTTAAGTAAGAGTGTATAATCTCTCCAATAGCCTCTTCTTGAGGTTTTAAATGCTCAAACTCAGTAACAGACCCAATACTTGCATCACCTCTATTAGCTACTACATCTTCAACGCCTTCCATAAAATACTCAAATAAAGCAGCTCTCCTCATAGGCGCTTGCATACTAGAACCAAGACTAGTTAAAGTCATAGCAAAATCAGCGTAATCGTAATTACTTTTTGGATCGTTGGCTTTAGCATATAAAGAGTCTAATACCATTTTTGTAACAACTCTTGCGTCTTCAGCCTGCTTTTTACCTTTTTCAAATCTAGCATCTTTTAATCTAGCCTCTGATGTTTCAGGTATTAACGTAGTATTTAACGAAGCTCCATCAAGCGTATAACCTCGTCCAACTTTTTCTATTTTACCTAGACCAAGAGTGTTAAGTACAGCTATGTAATCAGGTACGTTTTGAAAAGCTTGTTTTCTGTTTTTCTGAGGAACTTCTTGGCCTTTTTTATTTATTCTAGTAGGTTTCCAATTAGGATCTTCAACAACAACACCTTCTTCTACAACAAATCTACCGTCACTTATTTTACTTGCTCCAGAAAACATAGGAGCAGCGTGAGCTATGAGCATTTCAGCTATTTGCTGATCTGAATAACCTTGTTTTTTAGCTTCAGCAACAAACAGACCTGGTATAGCTCGTTGCTTATTTATCCTTTCAGCGTCTAGAAAGTGAGCACCTATCTTTATTGTTTTACCATTTTCGTCTTTTGGTAACTTATCTTCTAATGCTTTTAATATACCTTTTTCACTATTATTACTTTCGTATTTATCTTGTAAAAACTGCTCTAAGCTTAAAGGCGCATCAACTCCAACACCTTTGAAGTTTTGGTTTATAGTATTATACTCGTCTGCTTGATCATAAACCTCGTTTACTAATCTGTTAATTTCAGATTTACTAAGTACGTTACCATAAACAGACTCAACAGCTACTCTTATAGAGTCTATGTCGCCAGTGTTAGATGCTGCCACAGCTGTTATTAGATCAGGATATAATTGATCAAAAGTGTTTTTAACACTGTCTCTTACCCTTACGCTAAACATTACTTCAGCTCTACCTTCACCTAATTTAGCTACTACTGCCTCTGAAGCAGTGCCTTCTTTCATAGCGTACTCGCGTAAAGCCTGGTTGTTAGCAAGCATAGTGGCTTGATTGACTAAAGCGTTTATTGCGCTGTCGTATTTTCTGTTGTTATCTAAAGTACCGTCTGGTCTAATACCGAAAGCTTCTTTAAATTGCTCAGGTGTTATATCAGTTCGCTTTTGCTGTGTAAACTTACCCGCAGCCGTCGCTCCGTCTTTATACTTTAATCTCTCACCTTTTTCGTAGAAATTATTTAACAATACTCTAGGTACACCAGTGGCTTCTCCGCTTCTAGTCTCACCATCAGGCAACATATTAAGCAAAAACTCTGCGTTTTTGTTTATAAACTGCTGAGCTGACTTACGCTGCTTAGTATTTAAGTTAGCGGATTTTATAACGTTTTTAGGATTTACACCGAACTTTTCTGATACAACTTGTAGTGTTTTGTACAATGGTGCGTCAACGGAATTACCAAGCTTTTTTACGTCTTTATACTGTAAGCCAGCTATGTCAACCGCCGCGTCTGATACAGCTTTATTTATAGCGGCTTTACCGTCACTGTCAATATTTAGCTCGTTAACAACTCTCTTTGGTTTTCTAGCTTCACGCTCTGCGCGAGTCCTACTTAAGTCAGCTTCTTCAAGCTGCTGCATAAATGCATCGGTTTCAGCTTCTATAGTAGCTTCAAACGTAGTTGTTTCACCTACTGGAGCATCCATAGAAACAGTTTCAAGCTCACCGTCTTTTTTATACTGATTCATAACGTCGCCTTTAGCTCTATATATAATAGACCTACCAGCGCCACCTGATACACCTGTCAACCAACCAAATAAACTATCGTTTTTAGTTACGTCATAGTTAGTTAATAATCTATCTGCTAAATTTTCTTTTACTTTTCTAGTAAAATCTCGTAATGCCGCTGGTGGTAAACCACGCTCGGTCATGCCTTGCTGTATTAAACCGTCAAGCGCCGGTGATTCTACTATTTTTAAATACGCCTGTGCGCTACCTTCACTTAAAAACTGAGCATTTGTAGCAAACTTCGGTGTTCCATCTTCATTTTTTACAAACTGGTCAAACTCTTGACGTAAATCCGGTTTAGCTCTAAGACTAGCAGATAGTGTACTCATGTAGCTTTCTTGTAAAGCTTCTTCAAGCCTACCTTCAACAACTCTTTTAGCTTCCTCTCTACTAATCTCAGTTTCAACTAACTTACCTTTAGCTGATTTAGTAAATAAGCTTGTTATACGTTTATCAGCAAGACCTTTCTTTCTTGATCTTGAATAATCTTTTAAGAAGTTCCTAACGTCAGTATCATCATTAAACTCTATGTCAGTATCTGTAGTCTGCATAGTGGTTCTACGCATCAAGTCTTTAAATCTACCTACAGCGCTACCATCAATTGTTATATCGCCAGACACCATTAGCTCAGATACTATCGCAAATATCTCTTCACCTCGCTGTTCTTTGCTGTACTGATTAACACGATCTAACTCTTTTTGAGCTTTGTTAGATATCTTTACACCAGGCCCTTCTAGTATTCTATTTATAGCATCACCAAATCTATTTCTTAAGGCAGGATTAGCCCTTATAGTGTTAAATACAGCTGCGTGTAATAGCTCATGCGATCCAGTAGTGGTAACACCGTCTTCGTAAATGTTCTTATCATTGAAGAACATCTCGTAGTTAATAACATTTCCGCTATTATCTAAAATTGGTACCATAGCACCATAAACTTGCGTGCCGTCTTCCGAAGCTGCAATTTTTACATTGCCTTTTTTCTTAGCGTTATTCCTCCACTCTTCAAACTGCTCTGCAATATCTGCGTCGTTCTTACCATTTGCTCTAGTAACATTGATAGCTGGGCCACCTTCAGCAACTAATCTAGCGCTCTCTTCTTCTATACGCTTTATTTCGTTTTCGTGGTTCTTGAGAACTTGATCTGTAGGTATGCTTTTTAGTATTTCGTTTTTACGAGCAAGGTTTTTGTTATAGCCAGCGTTCATTTCGTTAGCTATTTTTCGCTTTTGCTCTAACGTCATATCAGACGCGTTAATTTCAGCAAACCGTACTTCTAAGTTTCTTTGAGATTTTTCTATTTCAAACAACTCTCTTTTTTGAGCGCTTGAAAGAGAATCAACTCTTTTTAAATCTAACGCTATAAACTCTGAGTTTTGTGCAGTTAATTCTGCAATAGCCGCTAACGCTGCATCCCTAGCTTCTTGAGAAGATTTAGGATCGTTTATTATATCGTTATTAGCTTGTATTCTATCAAAGTTTTGTGCTATAGCTGTAGATGCTTCTACACTTTGGAAAGCACTGTATGCGTCTTTGAACACGTGTGGCATTGATAAAGTAGAGCCTATCAATGCACCAGTCACGAAAGACTCTGCTACGTCATCAAATATATTTACAGTCTTATCTCCGCTTAACCTATCAATGTAATTACCACCCATAGTAGCTAACGCCTCAGAACCACCTTCCTCAGCTATGTCAATAAGCTTCTTAGTAGAGTACTTTAAGTTTTCTTTTGTAAACAAGCGACGCTTAAACATATCAGCCGCCTTTTTAGAGCCTACGCTTTTAAATACTCTATTGGATACTACACCACCAGTTCCTTTTAATAGCCCTAAAGTTACTCTTTCAGATAAAGCCTCTATACTACCTGTAGCAATAGAGTTAGCATACATAGTAGCAAAATTATGGTTTTGGCCGTACATGCCACCAGTTTGCCTGTATAGATCTCTTTGCTGATCCATAGCTGAAAACTTTTGGCCAGCTGATGTAGCACCCATGACTATTAAACCAGCTGTACCACCTGTAGCAGCAAGTAAAGCTAGCTGCGGAACTTGTGATGCGCCAGCTACTAAAGCCCACTCTATAGCATCTCCAGTGCTTTCAATATCCTCAAAGCGAACAGCTTCGCCAACCATCGAGCTTACGTTTTGCTGATACCCGTCAATAGCTTGAGTTACATCGTCTCTTCGTTCTCCAGAGTATAAAGTTATACCACCAGTAGGTATAGCCGTGGCATATCTTGCTACTTCAACAATAGTACCAATCAAAGAATCTTCGCCTGCGTAATCTACTAATTCATCGGCTATAGCTCCTAAAGGATTTACCATATAAACAAATTCAGCGGCGCCTTGAACTAGATCAACCGTTGCGTTACTAAAAGCTAAAGCGACTTTAGTAGCTGTTCTATGGTTTTTACTAATTGTATTTGTAAACGCACTTAAATCTTGCTCTCTAACTCCAAGATCACTAATTTCTTGTTCTAATCTTATTAAAGCAGTGGCTGTATCTTGAACCGCAGGTCTTAGCCTATTATACTCTTCAATTAAATTAGAATACCTACCAATAAACTCTTGTATCTCTTTATTAGCGGCGGCAACACCTTCTCGCGTTGTTAAATCGTGTTTAGCTTTTATTTCCTCTATATGAGCTTTAGGATCTTTATATTCTTCTTTTTCAAGCTCTTTATTTACATCCGTTAATCGACTGTTAACGTCTGCATATTGCTCTGATATAGCGTTGTATTGTAAAGCCTTTTCTTTAATGTCTATTCCAAGAAAATCTAAATCTTCTTCAGCTCGTTTAGCGGCTTCTTCTTGATCTTCAGGAGTTGCAAATAAATAGTTTATTAAACCTGGTTTTGTTGGAGAGTATAGCTCTTCGTCAATCTCTTTATTAGCTAGTTCTAGAGCTTGCTGGCTGATCTGATTACTTCTATTAATTCTAGATTCATTTTTAACAATTATATCTTTTAACTCTGGATCGTCGTTAGATATGCTGTTAATCATTTTCTGTAATCCAGGAACGTCGCTTACTTTATCTTCGCCTAGAGTAAAGTTTATTTTTTCGCCAGTTTCTTTTTCTAACTTTTGTATAGCTAGTAAAGTTTTTTCTACTTCGTATAATTTGTTTAAATCAGTACCTTCTTCAAACTTGTCATAAATATTACTAGCTAACAACGGATCGTATAAATCGTTGCTAGGATCTCTAGCTAAACCAAGTCTCCATTGAGCATATTTTTCTGCGGTAAAAGTTAATTCGGAAGATGAGCTTGAAAAGGCTCGGGGTTTATTTAATGTCCCTCTCTCCATTGCTTTTCCTTGGCTTCTCCAAATACCCATAAATCTCGCCTCTCTTTCTCGAGGTGTCTCGCCGCCGGGTATAATGGCATCAAAACCTTCGTAATACATAGTTTGCCAACCTTCGGCTACAGTGTCTGTAACAGAAATTGTCTGCGTTCCGTCTCCTTGAGGGTCTAGTACATCTCTTGTTCTTTGTACTTCAGAACCTCCATCCGCATAATTGAATGACTGATAACGAGTGTCAGATTCATACACTTGATCTATAGCTGCATAACTATCATATGTAGCATTAGCAGCGGCGATAGCATTTTCTTGATCTTCATCTGTAACAGTAAATAAACCTTCAGAAGACCAAATAATTGGAGCTTCTGACTCTCTCATCAACTCTTCTCTTCTTGCTTCGTCTTCTAATGCTAAAGAATAACCAATGTCTGTAAGTGGGTCAAACGGAATACCGGTAGCATTTACCGTAAGTAAGTTTCCTTGTTCATCATAGTATGTAGATCTATCTAAACCCGATGAACTCCAAGCGGTGGAGTTAACATATGACTCAGGCTTTAAACCATCGTCTAAGTCACGTTGACTAATAGGTATAACATTAGCGTCAGGTATCTTGATCTCTTCTTGTGGAGATTGGTACTGATTAATAACAGCTTCTATAGACTCCGCTGGTTCACCAGCAGCTATCATAGCTTCAACTATTTGCAATAACTCTTCGTTCATTTAGCTATCTTTTTTAGCTGCTGCTAATTCTTTGTAATAATCAATTTTTTCTTGGGCAGTCATGCCAGCAGTAGGATCTGATTCTTTTAGTCTTTCGTCATATATTTTTTTACCTTTATCGAAATTAGCTTTTTGCTTTATAGTCATGTAGTCTGCAATAACTTGCTTAGCTATGTCTATATTTTCTGGATCTTGCATAGCTTCTAACATAGCATCGATATCTACGCCCGCAATCTGAAAGTCTTGTATGTCTACAACTTCGTCATTATTTGTGTTTAAAGGATGGTCTTTTGGCACTTTTATTGAAAACGTAGCTCCTTCAAGAGCTGTAATGTCTTCAGCAAATGATGTAGGCCCTGTCCACGCGTCGTATATGTATGTATACATTTTATCGTTATCAAGGCTACCTAAGTTTGTTTGGTTAACCAGGTCTTGATCAAACACACCGTTTTTTACACCAGCCTCCATTTGACTAGCTGCGCCGTTTAAAAACTGAGCTCTTAGTGCTTTTGGATCTGTACCTTTAGCAACTAAATCATCTATTTGACTACGGCTGTATCTTTCGCCGTTTATTTCAAATAACAACTCTCCATTTTCACCAACAACAGGTACAGCGCTACCGTCACCTTTAGCTAAAGCTTGTAATATAGCTTTACTTTTAGGGTTTCTAGTTACAAGTGCACCCCAACCAACTTGATCGTTTATTTGTTTAGCTGTTTCCATTACGTCTTTCCAGCCCTGTAGAGATGATGATCTAGCTGCTTGTTCTTTTAACATTCTTTGCTGATCAGCTTTATTACCAGATCTAACAGCTTCTATATAATCATCTCTATATCCTTTTTCTAACTCCTGGAATTGATCGAACAACTGAGGTGAAGCCCAAGAACCACGATCACCCATAGCGGCGAAAGCACTATCCCAATCAGCTAAAGACTCTTGTTGAGCAGCTTGTTTTTCTTTACCTTTTTCTAAAGCTTTTGTGCCTAAATCTACAGCTGTGTCGTATATAGTTCTTTTGCCAGGTTCGTACTTAGCTTCTCTAGCGCCAGCAACCCTGTCTAATATATCTGCACTTAAACCGTAATCTAATGATCTTGTTGATTCTGCCATAATTTTTAAAATTTAAACGTAACCACCACCGCCTGGTAATTGTAAGCCTGTACCTCCTCCTGAAGCATCTCCACCTGTTTTTCTTATTAGCTCCTGTAGTTCTTCTTCACTTAAATCTCCAAGTAGCTTTTCTATATCACCACCACCATCAACACCACCTTTAATACCATCCATGCTCATAAGAGAACTACCAACATCTGATATACCTTCAAACATCTGATCTCTAAACTCAGCCTGTGCTTGACGTGCTGCAGCAGCTTCGTCTGCTGCCATACCAAGTAAAGATGATACTTTACCCATTTCAGCTTCTCTACTAATAAGCTCGCCTTCACGCTCAAGACCTTGTAGCCTGCTAGCTTCTTCTGCACGTAACTTTTGGTTAGCTGCTTCTTGTGCCCCAATAGAAGCAGCGGCTTTTTGCGCGTCTAACGCACCTTGATTAGCTAGTGTTTGAGCTAGCGCTGCAATACCAGAGCTTCCAGCTGCGCCACGCATGCTTTGTAAGATATTAGCTTGCGATTGCTGTGATTGTTGAGCCATAAACTGAGCCTCTTTCTGGTTGACAGTAAGATCTTCCATTGTGTTTTCCATATTAAGGTATGGATTACTAGTATCTAAACTAGCGAAAAGATTCTTCTGCTTTTCCATCTCTTTTTCAGCTCTTTCAGCGTCTTCTTTAGCATCTTTAGCTTTGATGCCTCCGTCAATAGCTTTCGCTACGCCTCCGGCAGCGGCTATAGCTCCACCTACAATTGCTACAGTACTTAACGCAAATGCCATGATTTATTTATTTTTAATATATTCTTCATATTCTTCTTGATTTAATACTACTAAATCACATTCAATCTGTTTAACGTCTTCAGTGTTAGTTATATTTTTATGTACGTTGTACCAAACGCTTTCTTCGTTAGCGTATAAAACTCTTTGAGTTCCTGGTGTAGCGATTACATGGCAAGGCGCCTTGTATTCTACAACACCATGTTCGCTAGAGACTGTTAAGTGCCCAGATAATAAAAAACACATATGCAAATGTTTATGTATCGCGCCTACAACAGCGGAGTCTTTATACATAGTCATTTTTCTAACGTAAACACCATCCATAAAAAAATGTTCTATTGGTAGTTTATCTGAGTTTGTAATTATAGGATCTTCTTTAGTTCCTACAATTATATTTTCTCCGTCAGCGTGTTTTGCTAATGTGTTAAGTAGATTTTTTACGTCTGACTTAAAGTTTTTTTGTAACTTATTATCAGTCATTAAATTTAATTAAAGTGTACTGATATATAGTTACACTTTTTAGTGTTTATTTACTACTTTCGTATATGTCTGCCTCAATAGCGTAAAGCTCTGCAGTTGTATAGCTGTTATCATTTACGAACTTAACGCTAGCGTAATAACCTAAAGGTGAGCTTAAATTAGCTTTATTGTTTTTTGAAAAGAATATAAACCTATTTAAACCGTTTAGCTCATTGTAACCTAAAGTTGTTTCAACTATTATAGCCGGCGTATTAGTTTTTGGCCCTTGTATTTCACGTATTTCACCTATCTCTACGATAGTGTTTTCTTGACTTGCCACAGAGTTAGTAGATACTGTAAAACCACCTACTGAGCTAGTGTCTACATAGTAAGCAGTATCACCTACTTGACATGACACGTTTATTGGTGCTGAAAAATTTAATGTTGCTGATGGCATATTAGTTTACGTTTACTAGATTATCAATAAATACAGATATGTTAGCCCTGGTATTTACGTCATCAATTTTAAGATAACCGTTTATAATTAAATCTCCGTCAGTTATAGCGGAAGTAGCGTGTACAACTTTGGCGGCAGCTGTTGAACCAGAAAATGATAATTTGTCTGATTGCTCAGCGCCTATGTCTGATTGATTTAAAGTTATAGTGAACGCCGAAGTGTCTGTTGCTGCCACTGTAAGATTAGTAGTGCTAACTTTATTACCAGAGACTATGTCTCCAACATTTACTCTGCTAACAAATTCAAATTGCTGTGCCGGTGTGTATAACGAAGTGCTTGGTCTAATTGTAATATCGTCAGATGTAGGCATGTGAGGAACAAAAGAAACAGATTCCGTTGCTACTGAATCAACTACGCTAGCGCTAGAGTTTAAATATAAAGTTTTACCAGTTCCAGGTGGTATCGTTAAAGTAAACGGCACGAAACTAGCGTTACCTCTTATAAATGTCAATCTAGTGTTGTCAGGTATAGTACACGCGTTGCTTAGGGTTATGGCGTTGCTTCTTATACCTACAACAGTTGTGTTATGTGGTATAGATGTATTACTAGACGGATCTATAACAAACATACCTTGCTTGATGTTTGTATTCTCTTTATCTAACAACAGTCTAGTAGAAGCTACGTTTTTAGTAGTACCTGTTTGATTTATCTTTAAGAAAGGTAAATCATAATATCTATCACGATTGTGTCTAGCAGGTCTAATTATATCTACAGTAGGTAAAGTTCCAAAATTAGCTGCTGTTTGAGTCGTAGGAGATAGCGTTAGTGTTCTAGTACCATGTTGCGTAATAGTTGCATCACCAGCAATTGTTGGTATTGAATCTGCTAAAGAAAAAGTAGAGCCGTTTACTATACCATCTACAATAATGTCATATCTAGTATCATCGCTTACGCTTGGCAAAGACACAAAGTGATCAGCGAATCCAGTTGCATCAATAGTTCCTATCAAACCTGCTTCATCATCTACAAAAGAATTTTTACCAAAATCATAGTAACCACCTGTGGTAGTAGTAACAGGATTATTTAATCCTTGCTTTTTTTGTACTGAAAGCTTGTATTTAGCGTCTTTAGCGCCTCTAACAGTAATTGTGTTAACACCACCAATAGAGCTCACATCAGGCGCATATGATAAGCTTCGAATATCATGAAGATCTACGTCAGGCGTTTTTACTTGAGCTCTAACTACAGCTTTATGCGCTAGCGCGCAAATATCTGGCGGATCAACGCTTAAATAACTAACAACAGGTGGGTCGTAATATATTTTAACTACAAAAGAAGTTATATTACTACCTGTAAACGCAAGATCTATAGTGTAAGAATAATAAGGTGCATATGCTCCTAAACTTTCAAAACTAACAGTAGGACTAGCTACACCGCCAACATAGTAACTAGTACCAGTCGTTGCAAACGTATAGTGAGCAATTAAGTTAGATTCTCCTTCGTTAACATTACCGCTGTGTTGATTTATAACGTGCGATAAGTTTAGCACGTTAGCGGTGGTAATTCCTGATACTGCGTTTGCAGTTTCGTTTGCGTTAGATAAATTATCATATTGAACTAGCAAGCAAGAAGATCTTTCCCTTGCAGTTTTAGCTACAACCTCATCTATATCAAGAGTGGTAGTGCCAATTCCTGCCGGCACAAAGCTAGCGTTTAAGTTTACTGTCACTTTTACAGTGTTAGCAGGATCTCCAGCAACACCATTGTCAGAAAACACAACGCTTGCTACAGCAGAGTCTAATTCAAGGCCGTCCCCAGCTCCTGCGCTTCCATTTGTGCTTATTACACCTGTGTTAGCGTCTACAGTAAACGTACCTGCTGGACTCTCTGTTGCGCCTTCAAGATCGAAATTACTAGCGCTAACAGGGAAACCAGTATAAACACCGTCGTAAAAAGGACTTATAGTCATTTCTACAGTTTGGCTACTACCTAGCGCGGTGCCTACAGTAGCGTTATAAGTAGCGTCAGTAATAGTCCATCTACCTATACCTACCTGATCTGCGTTGCCGCTAGAATCACTTTGACCAGCGCCACCAAAATTTGTAACAGAATTCAAGTTATTAGTAAATGTTAACGTAGCTTGATCTCCAACGGTGTTATCGTTATGAACTATATTAGCCATACCTATACCTTGTACGCTAAACTCTTTAGTGTCAAGATTAGATAAACTAGTTGTTTCACCAGTAGGATACGCATAGTGCTTACCTTCTTTATTTAAGAAATACACGTTACCGCATGTCTGAAGATTAGTAGCTACGTTGTCTATATACCATCCAAGTAAATTTTCTGCTTTAAAATAAATATTGTAATACTCACCATCAGTAATATTATCTGTGTCAACTAGACCGTCGTTAACACTGTAATCTCCTGTAAAATAATTTTGATTATGAAACTCTTGAAAAATAGGGATTTTAGCGTTTGATCCTTCGTACTTAAAATAATTGAAGCCTTTAACAGACTCTGGCATACCGTTAAATATAGGTGTTATGTCGGACGTGTATTGAGTTCCATAGAATTCATTTCTACTATTGAGAATTCCAGCGTCTCGTTCGTAGTGATGCTCGTATATTACGCCGTTTTTAAACGTGTAATATTTATTATTTAAACTAATACCAGCGTCTGGATAATAAGACTTAAAGCTTATCCAGCCTTTAGAATACTCACTATATGATACTGTAGTTTGCTCGTGTGATTGAGCTTGGTGCGACTCGTATTTTTTACTTATAGTTATATTGTATTCTTTTTTACGAGAATCGTAGCTACCTATAGCGGTGTCAACATAGTCAGCCATGAAGTCAGCAAAATAATCTTTCATACCTATAGCAGATATAGGCCTAACACCATCACCTGAGTTCGACAACACTAAAACTCTACCGCGCATAACGTCAGTAAAGTACGTATTCTCTGGAGTAGCAGCCATAGACTCAGGATTAGTAGCTATACCATATTTACCAGCATATGGTGTTACATCACCAATAACGGCATTGCTAGATACTAGTTGAGGATTACCATCCGCATTATATAAAGCGTCTTTATTTGTTACTGCTCTTAAAACCTTGTCTTCGCAGAACATAACTAATCTAGTTTCTCTATTTAGCAGTCTCTGTATACTACCGTAAACTGGGTTTATATCTTTAGTGATAGGCTCAGCAGCGATAAACTGATTAGTGTCGTTTGTACTAGTGTTACTACTGTAAATGCCTGACCAAATTAATCCATGCTTTTTTCGCTCTTCAGTTAAAAGAGAAGGATCTGCTACAACTGTTGACGCTTTAACGCCGTTATCCATTTGAGGATCGTTAAACATGTCTCTTACTCTATCTGACTCTACTCCGTTTCCAAAACACCAACAGTTATTATAATCTAAAAAGTGAGTCTGGTACGGTATCTTAAGAACATTGTCATTTGTTGTAGGCCCACCGTGAAGAGTGAGTTGAGTAACACTCGCATACGCTGCAGCAGAAACATCTAATCTAGCGTTTAAAGAATAGTTGCTATATTTATTAAATGTTATTAATTGATTTTCTTCAAAAACAAATCCAGTTGTAAGTGCTGGTGTAAACGTCATTGTTTGATCGCTCCACCCAGTAATAGTATGAGTAGTTTCTGGTATTTCAAGAACACCTTGAGCAGCTTCTTGAGCTGGTAGAGTAAACGTAGATCCTATAGGTAAAAGCTCTTCGTTAGTAGATTTATCTAGCACAATAGGTATAAGCGGTGATGCTTGATAGTATATATCTAGTTCTACGGTTTCTCTAGGTTCAATTTCCCAAACCGCTGGGTTATCAACAAAAGTTTCTTCGCTATTAACACCGTCAAGAAGAGGAATCATAATCTGTATAGCGTCAGCATCTGTACCATCGTGATGCAAAGCCCTTCTAAACTCTGGGGCGTTCGTAAGCGGACCTCCTTGAGATAAAGGCAAAGTACCCCTCGTAGGATCATAACCATGACCGGCAGATCCAATACCACCACCAGCACTGTTAGCAACTCTAATAGTCCAACGTTGTCTTATGTTGCCATAGTTAAACATCCTTTTCTCCCTAGTACTCATAAAAGTACCAGTACTAGCATAATTTCTTATACCCCAAGCGCCAGTTTCATTTGTAGTTTGTGAAGTCACCCACGTAAGAGGATCGTTGTATTTCAACGTGCCTTCAATATTAGATAATCCATATCCATATGTGCCTATTGTGGTATATATAATTGAGTCTGGATCTCTAGAAAATCTAAACTTAGTACCTGGCGTAACTAATTCTTTTATAAACGTAAGCGCTTCAGATTGATCAGTGCCAGAGTCTTGAAGCTTTTGTGCATATGGTGTTGAGCCACTATTATGTGTGTGGTTGTTTGAAAACTGACACCAAGAAATATCCATTAAACGTCCACTACCCCATATAGCTCTACTAGGATTAGCAAAAGAAGTACAGTTACCAGTGTAACTTCCTTCGTAACCATCGTCATATTCAGAAGCTCGTATAGTGTCTCCTGGAGAACCTCCTTGTTCATCAAATATAATGTTACCTTGGTTGCTAGTGTGATTTACTTGTATATTGCCATTCCAATCGTAAGCTGTGCAGCCATCTATAAAGAAAGAGTCTTGGTTAGCTACCTCTTCCCAGTACTTTTCAGAGTCACCGTCTTGGTGATTATTGTTCAAAGCCCCAATAGGATTGTTACTTATGTGGCTAGCGGTTACACCTGCTGAAAAAGGATTATTATTAGAGAAAAAACCCCAAGTGTACGTACCAGTATTGTTTGTTGGTTCGCCACTGTTGTTAGTCATAGTACCACCAGTATTATAAGAGTACTCTGTAGGGTGGTTTTCTCTATCTCCTGAAGCAGTTTCAGTATCTGATGAAAGAGGTGTAGATCCAGTTATTTCGTTTCCGTTAAAATCAGTGATATACTCTCCAAGATAATTTATAGATGGAGGTATTATAGCGCCGTTAGCGCCTAAGTTATCATAAGCGTTGTTGTTGATATATCTAAGTGGAAAACTTCTACCGACTACTAAATCTTCTTGCTGCTGAATTAAAACATATTTAGCTAGTGTTGAATCTTTAAATATCTTTACAAAAAATCTACCATCAAACTCAGGTTTATTAAGAACATCTACTTGTATTAGTGTTAATCTTATTTCATCTATAGCATCAAAACCACTATTGGTTGTAGATGTAAAGCTCATGTCTTCGCCAAACGGTTTTTTAGTGGTAATAACAAAATCACCTGACTCAGCGCCAAATCTAGTTAATGCAGCGACTTCGTATAAATCAGAAGTTTCTCCAGCGCCTTCAATTCTTAATAGTAATTTATCTGGAGTTATCACGTGTAAGTTAGTCCCAAACGCCTTAATAAAATGTAGATCGGTAACTTTTATTCTATTAACACCAGGCAATGGGTACAGGTTACCAGTACTATCGTTTCCAATAATACCTAAACCTGCAACAACTGTACCTAAAACTTTTTTAGTTTCTTTAATAAAGTCGGGAGCTTCGTTAGATATAGCTAAAACCTTGTATCTATTGTCTACTTTAATAGCTTCGTTTGATCCGGCCGCTTTTTTAAGTATAATAGTATCGTCTTCCTGTATTTTGTTTCTATCTGCGGACGGGAAAGATATCCAAATGTTACCATCTTCGGCATTATACCAACGATCCATAGCCATAGTATAGTACTCAGCAGTTGGTTCTTTTACGTAATATGAAAAATACTTTGCCCAATCAGGTATAGTAGTATTTTTAACATCTAAAGCCACTGCTAATCTATTTCTATCAGCAGAAGCCTGAATAGGTATAAATACAGAAGACGCGTCAGAACTTAATACTGGAGTTTCTCTACCATATTCATCGCTAAACACAACACCTACCTGATAGTTGCGTAAAGATTTTACTGAAGGTGGTGCATATTCAAAACCTCCATCACTATATTTAGTTCTTTGATAGTTGACAGATAAACGAGGGTTAGAGTCTATTGTGTAATTTTGAACATAATTACCATACACTAATCTATTTGCTGTTATTTCTTGAGCTAAAGCTTTTCTAGGTACGTTATCATACGGTCTAAGAAGTTGATTAGAAGGTAAAACTGCGTGTATAAGATCAGTGTCTAACTCTATAAAGCCGCGGCGGTTTGGATTGTTTTGATCCTGTAATTCTTGAGAGCCAGGCCAACCGTCATCTGTTGGCTTTAAAGTTTCCACGCTATATACGGTAGGGTTATTTGTTTCTTTATAAAGTATATCTATTTCAACAACATCTTCTGGCATTATGTTTTCATGACCAACAAAATCAGTTAAATGTAAAGTTCTAAGTTGGTTTGACATACCGAAGTTATAACCTTTGTTTGGCTTGTATTCGTAGTCACCTGTTAAAAAAGCTACTTCTGAAAACGGTGCAAACGTAGAGTATTCACCGTCTTGGTACTTATATCTATAAGAAAATCTTGGAAACTTATGTTGAAATATTATGTCTTTTTCTTGAATCTTAACATGAAGATTTTGTAGTGGAAGAAACTGATCGTCAAAGTATTGCTGTGCAGCACTAGACATAGATAATAAGCTAAACACAAACGTGTTATTAGCCGCGCCTGTTGTTAAGTTATTAGGCTCTGTAACAGGGCTATCAAGACACAACATCCTGTAATCAAAGTAATCTTCTTCTGCAGTTTCTAAATCTAAGTTTTCTTCTAAAGTTCCAAGTATTATATCTCCTTCCCTTATGTCTATTTCAGACGTAAAGAAAAAACCATCAGCATCAGAAAAAATTTGCCCACTAGGACCCGGCACGTTACCATTAAAATCGTGCATAAAGTTTTCTATAGTACCTGTAACAGGGTTTTCTTCACCTTGGTTATTAATTTTGCTAGACTCTTGTCTAAACATTTTAAGTTTTAGAGGCTGTGTAGGAGACTTTCTAATTACCGTTATATGGCTTTCGTCTACATACACCGGTAAAGTACCCGCGTCATTTACCACTACACGCAAAGTGTTTTGAGACTCTTCGTAGTTACTTGAATCTTTAACTAATCTAGTATGGAAATGCTGAGTGTTTCCAGTAAATATGTCTGTAGGCTCTGTGTTAAGCTCCACTAAACCACCAGTACCAGCTATGCTTCTGCTAATACTTATTTTTTTAGGCTCATGAACATTGTCTGTAAAGTATATAAAATCTTCTAATATGTTTATCCCTGTAATTAAGTTAAACTTAGAGAAATTTAATACTCTTTTAGCTTCAAAAGCTATAGCGTTAGTATCTGATAATCCATGAGCTTTATTAGTGGTTATTTTCCACTTGTTTGTGCCACCATCCGTATCATACGCTATAGCTGTGACAACAAGGTCTGTATTTAAAGTAGTATTAGGCGTAGTAGCCGTAGTAGTAATATTCATACCAACTCTAATACCTATATCGTATTGAGAATCTCCAGCGCCTAACGCTATGTGAAACGTAGTTGTTGAGCCAGGAGCGCCTGATACGGTGGTATCTACGCCAAATATATCTACAAAAACATACTTATTAGTTTCAGTAACGGTGTCGTACTCTATAATGTAATCTTTACGTACAGTATTATAATTAGCAGAATCATACTGATCTCCACCGGAAACTAGATAATATATTTTATCTTTACTAGCATCAGCTACTGTGCCTACTATAGTATGTTTAATATTCGAGGGTGAGGTGGTGCCGTCGCTATATAGATAATTATAATTACCTGAAGAAGCGTTTTGTTCTGTTCGATTTCGAACATAATTACTTAGCAACGATTGTACTGTACCTATATCTGAACCATCAGATGTAGCTATTTGTATATTGTTTGCATCTCTGTACTCGCCGTTAGGAACAAGGCGTTCGTCCATGTCCTTATTCATACGAGCTTTTGAGAAATCTTGTCTCAACTCTGCCATATGTTAGTGCTTAATTATTTTAGAGCTTCCTCTAAGTACTTGAGTTAATTCTTCTAGCTTAATATTTGAAAGCCTAAGCTTAGCTTTTCTTGTCTCAGCAAACTTCTCTCGCTTGAGTTGGCCAAGTAAACCGCCTGGTGTATCTTTTCTAGCAGACAACACTCCGTATAGTATATGCTTGTATATAGCTTCTTCAGCAAGCTTTGGCACTTCACATGCTGTGAGATCAATACCAGCAGAACTTGTCGATACAATACCATCGCTAATATACTTAAGTACTACTGTTTTACCAGCTACACTTGAGCTAAAGTGGAACTTGCCTTGAGTTTCGTCTACAAAGAACGTGCCGTTAGCTTGAGCATATTGAGGATCGATACCGTATCTACCACCAACTAAATCTCCATACACATCATCTATTTCGTCTGCATCAAGATTACCAATATCGTTTACGTTTTGAGCTTTAAAGCTTTCAAAGCTTGTAGAGCCAAAATTACCATCTGCATCAGCTGGTTCTCTGTCAACATCTGACTCACTGTTTAAAACTGGTGTTGTAGTAAAACCACCATAACCTTCTACACTGTTTTGAACATCAAAAGGATTACCTGATTTATTCGTAGGATATAATCTACGGAATATGCCGTTATCATCAACCCATTGCAAACTTACGTAATTAACGTAGTCTACTGGCATAACTAGTACCAGTGATGACGGTACTTCTACTTCTAAATCTTTAGTGCACTTAAGAGTGTCATAGCTCAACTCTTGCAAAGCGCGTATAGCATGGAAATTTACGTCCATACCTAAAACTCCTTCACATATTTTTCCTTTACCTACATAAGCTGCGTTAAATGATCCTATAATATCACTTAGCGGTACATATCGATAATTACCAAAATCTGGATTAGTATTATCATAATATGTTTGAGGAGCTGATTTTATTATACCCATTGTTTACACTTTTTGTATTTCTAGTTCGTTAGCGCTGTATTGAGCCGCTGCGGCAATCAATCCAGGCTTGTTCATTATAATACCAGCGAGCTCTAATATTTTATTGACTAACGTATCTTCTTCTGATATATGTAACTCAAAATCAACTGCTACATTAGCGTTATATAAAGCTTTTTCGTTTACTACAACGTAAGCCCACTCAACTTCTATTGGCTTTCTAAAGCACTCTATGGTTACTCCTGTAGTTTTATTTTCAAAGGTACCGGTATCTGTGGGTCCAGCATAAACTAAAACATCTTCACCGTTGTTGTAGCTATCAATAAATACCGGGCTTTGATTTTGCATCGTGCTATAGTGTCTAACAGAAGTAGACATGCGATTGAGTTCATTAACAGATATCTTACTGCAAACTTGGCCGTTGTAAAACAGCTTGCCCGTTTGATATATATCATAAGACACACCAGAGTTAACTAACGCTGTTGGAAAAGAGGTTCCACCTGCTACGTTTTCTACGTTAACAAACGGTCTAAGTTTTAAATCTATTAACTCGCTAATATCAGTTTCATCTACTTCCGCAGATCTATTCGGCTCAGTACGTTCTCTTTGATTTTTAGCATAAAAATAAGACTCAAATATTTGCATTTGAGCCTGGTTGGCAAGTAAGTTATATTCCTGTGGTGTAATATAACCTCGTTGCTCTTTATTTGCAAGAGCTAATACTCTTTGATATACCGTGTCTACACTTACTGCCATAATTCGTTTTTAAAGTTTAGTGACCGCCCCGAAGGGCAGTCACACAACTAGTTAGTTTAATCTTTTCTCTATATTAGAGTAAATTTCCATACCTTCATCAGTTTTAAACCAATGCGCTAAAGCTGTGTATGGATGCTCGTCAAAAGGCACCGTCATGATCTTTCTGTCGTTTGATCCCCACATAAAGTAGCGTTGATCATTTGAAAGTTTGATAATACCAAGTTCAACTGCTTTGATACCAAAGTTCCTAAGAACTACGTTGTCATCATTTAACAGTTCTAAGAACACTGCTGGGTTTCTCTTAGCATATAGTAATAAATCGCGTTTAAGCTCCTTAGAACTCATCTTAGATACTTCAGAACCAACCTCTACTCTCATTATAGCTTCTGCCATTTCAATATCAATGTTTTTAGCAGCGACTAATGCTTCTACTTCCATTTCTAGAATATCAATTTGGTTTGCAGCTATTTCGACAGGCTTATGCTCGTAAAACAAATTACCATTATGAGGGTGGTATAAAGATAAGAACTTTTGTAGTGTTGTTTTTTCTTTTGGCACAAAATACGCACCGTTTCTAAACACAACATGCTCTAATCTTTGATCACCTTTCATTTCATCGACGAAGCAAGTGCTTTGATTTTGACAATATTTAATTTCACGTTCATAACCTTTTTCTTTATCAAAGTAAAATAAATTAGAGGTTCTAATAGAATATGATAAAGGCTTTTTACTACCTTTTAAATAATAAACTCTATCTTTAAATTCCCAAGTATTCTTTGGTTTTTCTACTACTGGAGTTGGCTTAGGCTTCGGCGCTTCAGCTACAACAGTCTCTATTTGAGGTTCTTCTACAACCTCTTGTGTTTTCTTTTTTGCCATAATATAATATAATTAAATAATATAAAACTACCCCACCCGAAGGTGAGGTAGTTTCGATAAACATAGTTTACTGCATCAACATAAAGTTGTTAGCTCCTTGAACTACTAAGCAGCGCTCAGTTAGCATGTGAAGCTGCATTGCGTCAAGCGCAGATGTAGCAGCACCAACTGAACCAGTAACCCAAGTCTTCATACGACGGTCGTCAGTAGCAGAAGCTCTGAAACGAACGTGTAGGAAAGGACGCTTAAGGTTCTTGCCTAATGATTGATCGTATACAGTTGAAGTACCAGCTGGGATAATAACACCACGAATAGCGTTTGATCCAGCGACAGCGTTGATACCTCCACGAGTAGCTTGATCGTTTAAGTAGCGGAAGTCAGACTTGTAGAAGTCGTAAGATCCGCGACGGAAACCTGAGAAGCCAAGGTTTAGGGCCATGTCTTCGTCATTTTCAAACACTCCGTAAGAAGTACCGCCAGCACCATATGAGTTCATTGAAGCAAGCATGTCGTCAAATGCTAGAGATGTAGCACGGTTAACAAATAGCATGTTCTCTTCAATAGCACCTTGAGAATCAAACTCAGCTAAGATAGCGTCAAATTCAGCTAAGTCAGTAGCCGCATTAACACCAGTTACACCAGTAGTAATGTTACCACGATCTTCAATAGCAGCGAATAAACCTTCTGTACCGAAAGCGTTTCCGTTACCATTAATCTCTACGTCAGCGTCAGTTGCAGCAGTACTATCTAAACCTTTTACAGACTCAATCATAGACATCTCAATGTAATCATTGAAACGAGCACGAGTATCTGCTTCGGCTTTTAAGTACCATAAGTAACCTGATTGACCATCTTCAGCAGCTATCTCAACCCAACCAATACGAGAAGCATCAGATCCTGATACCTCGTAGTAGTCTTTCATAATGATAGGCTTGTTAGTAAACGTCTTAAAGTCTGGCTCGTTAGCGCCTCTAGAGTCAGAAGCTCCAGCAGTTGCGTTACCGTAAGTTTTACCTTTACCAAACTCAGAACCGTAAACTAAGATAGTACAATCTTTATCAGCGTTTGTACCAGCTCCGTGAGTGATAGTTGTTGCTCCGTAAGGTGCAATAGTTAGAGTGTCAGTAGATATGCTAACTACTAAAGCTTTTACAACTTCAACAGAGTTTGCAATAATAACTGTGTCATTTACTCTAACACCGTGACCACCACCAGTAGCACTAGAAATACCAGAAGCATTGTATAAAGCCTCATCGATATCTCCTTGTAGTAATACTGTGGCAGTGCCCGTCGTCTTACCTTTGTACGAAAGGTGTAGTCTACCTTGCTCAGACCAAATAACTTGGTCAGCTGTCATAGACTCTTCAGCTCCAACTTGTGAAAGGAAACCTGAAATAGTACGCGGTCCGAATACTTCAGCTTCTTTCTCCATTAGATCTGGAACATATTGTTGACCCCAACCTGCGTTAGAAGCAGATGAAAGATCTAAGTAATTTGAAGATAACGTTTGCTGCTGTGAAGCTGGCACGCTATTCAAATTAGGTCCTGCATTAATTGCCATTTTTTCTTAATTTTTATTTTTTACTTTTCATTTTAAATTTAAAAGAGTTTGAATCGTCACCTAACACACGAACTTTAATACCACCTGCTTCAACCACACCGTGCGATTGTCTTGGGTCCATATTAATATTTTTAGACTTAGCTACTGTTTCTTTCAAAGCGTCAGCCTTACCTTGTTCATAAAAGTGCCTAGCGACAGCATCCGCGTTCATGGCTGTAAATAAACTTTTGTGGTAACCTTTTGCATCACTCATCGTATTGTTTTCGTCAAGAAACTTTCCGACAAAATTGTTAATATCGCTTTGAGTGTTTTTAATTTGCTCGGCGTCTTTAACAGAATACCTGTAAGTTTTATCCCCGACATTGTAGTCAAAACCTTTGAACTCGTCGTTGAAAACTTGTTGTGTCTTCTTATTAAAAACTAACTTTTGTTTTTCTACAGTCTTCTGCGTCTGCTCAGACTCTTTATTGTATCTATTGAAAAAATCCATAGCTTTCTGCTGCTCAGGCGTGAGCTTGCTTCCGGCTTTAATCTCTTCATAGTATTTAGACTTTTGCCTGTCTAAGTAGGCTTTAGCCTCGGCAACTTGCTCTTTTCGGGCTAATTTTCTTCTCTTTATATCACGCTCATCATCTATTGATTCATCATAAGCAAATTGATCTTCCATCAAAAAGCTTATTTCTTCTGAAGATAAATGAGGCTTAGTATCTCTATAGTACTCACGTAAAGCATCTTGATCGTCTATACTAGATACATCTCTATTTAGTCTAACATAGTCTTCAAGATCACCACCAGTATCTGCCATGAAGTCAATGAGCTTCTTTACATTTTCTGGAAGTTCACCTCCTGTAGCCTGCGCTTCTTCAATAGCATCGGCAACCTCTTCCTTAAAGTCTTCGACTTGTTCTTCAGTTACTTCTTCTAGTGTTGGTACTTCTTCTTGTACTTCTCCTTGCGGTTGTACTTCGTCTTCACTTTGTGCGGGCTCGGCGTCTTCATCGACTCTAACCACTCCTGCGTCGTCAGTGTTACCTTCTTCAGTTTCATCGTTTGGTTTAGATAAATCTACCTTAATAACGCTAGGATCTTCCGCGCTATTAAATTTGCTCAAATCAAGTTCAGGTTGTTCTTCTACAACTTCTTCAACTTGTGGTGTTTCATTTTCAACCTCTTGGATTACATCTTCAAGGTCTGTTTGATTTTCATTTTCCATAATAAAATATTATATAATTAATTTCCTACTTGTGGATTAAACTTGTCTAATCCTATTCCGCTTCCAAGTATATCATTACCTGAAGACTCAAACTTTTTAGCAGTTTCCCGCTTATCTTTTGCTTCTTCTTTGAAGCGTGTCACTTGCATCTTATCACCGCGCTCTTGCTCTCTTAATTGTTGGTTTAATTCAAACTCATATTGCATTAGCTCTTTCTTTAATCTAACTTCTTCTTGTAGTTGAGTTAATCTAGCTTGGTTTCTAGCTTGTTCTAATTGCAAGTCCGCTTGAGTTTTTGCCTGATTTTTTTGTATCTCAGCTTGAGCAGCGGCTTGTTGAGCTTGCGCATTCGCGTCTGCTTGCGCTTTGATGTTGTCCTGTTGGATTTTTTGATCACGTTCTTGTTTCTGCTTTCTCTTTATTTTTAATAACTGATTCGCTAGCTTTACATTGCGTATTTCTCTAATGTCTATTGCATCATCTAGATCTATTAGCTGCTGCGCTAAAGCCGTTTGTATATTGTTTTCAAGAAGTTGCTTCTCTTCTGCGTCTGGCATGAGCTCTATAAATATACCAAAGTCATATAAGTATAGCTCTGACATTTCTTTCAACGTAGCCGCGTTGTGCGAGCCTATAGCTTGAACAAAAGCATCAGCTGTTGGAGAATATTCTAATATATCTGATATACGAAGCGACAATGATTCAGCAACTTCGGAAGTTAAATACATAGAGCCAAGAAGAATGTGTCTAGTAGCTACGTTTGAATTAGCAGCGGCTAATTTTTGTATTCCAACAAGAGACTTAGGATCAGGCATACTAGCATCACGCGCTTCATTTAATCCGGTTACATCGCGGATCATTTGTAAGTAATAGTTGTATGTCTGTATTAGGCTGCCAATTTTATCTTGGCCAGCGCCGTTTGCTATCTGCTGAATAGGTACTTTGCCTGGATTTGGATCACCGTCTTGAGTGTAAGATCGGCCAATAACACTACCAGTTTGGAAGAACATATTAAGCGCTTCTTGTGGGTTGTAATTAGTTCCGTTACCTAAGTCAACCTCGGCTAAACCGTCAGCATCAAGATATACACCATCAGGCACCATACGTGACATGACTTGTTGTAGCTTTAAGTGCGTAAGCTGAATCATATCAGCGAAACCAGTGATCCTGCTAACTAAAGATTCAATACGATTATCGTATAGATGTGGTGCTACAATATTGTAGTTCATCTTAACTTTATTGAAGTCAGACTTACTGCGCATCATGTTTTGACATATATTCCACTTAAGCAGTTTATCAATACCTATAACAACCGCGCCTTCATATACTACTTCTACAGCGCGTTGTAACTTCATGTATCCACCTTCTTTGTTTTCTGGTGGATTAAATGTATCATCTTTAGGTATAGCTCTTTCACCTCCTGTACCAGTTTCCTTTAATTTGTAAGTGTCGTTCTTATATGTTTTATAGTTAAAATATAAAACTTGAACTTTATTCTGATCACGTACTTCTACTCTATTGTACTTGCGTCTAGGTCTATAAGAGCTTTTCTTTATTTCTTCTAACTCTGATTGAGTTAAATTAGGAAACTCTCTAACGAGTTCGTTTATAGATAAAGTTTTAACTTCACCTATATAATATATATCATCAAAATATGGAGAGTCTGTATAAGAATAAACTATATTTGCTGGATCTACGTAATCAACAGTAACACCTTGGCTAGTATTAAAACCTGTTTTTACGCAAGCTATACCTAATACAGTTAAGTCGTGGAGTAGTCTTCTTCTAGTTAAATCGTATTTATTGCCTTCTAGCAAAACGTTTATAGCCTGCTCTTCAGCTAACTCAACAGCCTGTTTATAGTTAAGCTGCATGTGTAACTCTAGCTCTTCTTTAGTTTCTGGTAATTCTTCTTTATCGTTTTCGTATAAGTCCATGTTAAAGAACTTACTAGCTTGATCATTATAAGTCTTAGCTTGCATGTCTCTAATAAGAGACTCCATATATTCAGTTCTTTTGCTAACACCATATTGATCTTGCGCATATGCAGTCACATTAAACATACGCTCAGACATACCGTTAACAACTATATCTACAAATTTAGGTATAATTGGTACGGGCTTCCAGTCTAAATTAAGATAAGATAAATCACCATTAATAGATAATTCATCTTTATATTTTTGTATTGATTGCTCTCCTCTAGCGTATAGTCTTAATCTGTGAAACTTATTTTGCGTATCTACATATCTATTAGACTGTACTCCATTGAACCACTCCTGCTCAATAGCTTTAGCTATTTTAAGTCCATACTCTGGACTCATTTTTTCTAAGTCGCTAACAACTTGAGAAGGAAAATTAACATATACTGACTCAGCCATGCTTTACTTTATTATTTGGGATGTGTATCCTTTGTTATCGTATTTTGATATATTTAAATTTAATGGTCTTTTATCTCTGTTGGGATTAGGTGCGTATAGATTTTTGTTGCAAGCCATAATAGCTAAACCAGAACTTATTGAAGCATCGTGCTTTGTTCTACGGTTTATATCAAACTTAGACCAGTCAAGCAACGTATCGTTAAAATACATTGTACCATACTCACCATCACCTTTGTGACCTACGTGATCATTGATATACATTTCAATAGCCGCGGCATGAGCCTGCTTGATATCTTCACTTGAGTTTGGTATACCGCCAACTTCTTTTTCAGCTGTTGATAATTTTTTCCAAGACTTGTCTGGTCTGTTCATGCTGTAACCTCTATAACCTCTGCGTCTTAGATAATACAGTAATCTAGGTTTGTTGTTCTCTGCAAGTAATGGCATGCCGTAAAATACTAAAGCCATTAAAACGTCTTCAAAAAACATTTCTGCGGTTTGTGGTCTTGCTATATACTCTAGGAAAAACGTACTCGATGGTGCGTCTTCCATAGAAAATTTCGTTAATCCGTGTAAAGCGCCCTTAGAACCGCGGCCGTCAACCGTACCACTGATATCATAACTATCACAACCAAAGGCGCCAACATGATCATTACCTGGGTATTTAATTCCATTTTTTATAATCTGCCTATTTTGTAAGCTAGCGGGCGGCACCCAGCTAACACTAAATCTACCGTTTGGATCTGGGTGAAAAACAACACGTGTGTCTTTAACACCGTTGATCCAGCCAAAGCTTCCTCGAGTAACGTGAGCGTTGTATCTACTACCTTCGTTAAAATCGATCTGCTCGTAGATCTTGATTAAATTAAATATACTATTCTTTGTCTCGTCTCTGAACGCGTGTTCTTCAGTGCGAGGAAACTGTCTGTAAAATTCGTTTAACGCGTCTTGATCGTCACGTAAGCCATCAGCTTCATTTTCCCAATGATCAACAACGCCTACATCTATTAATTCACCGTCCGGTCCATATCGTACATCATCACTTCTACTATCAAAGACTGGAAGTCCGTATTCGTCAATAAATCCTTCATAGTTCCATTCCATTGGGATAAAGAGAGAATAAAGGCCAGACTTCGTTTGTCCATTACGATTTCGTCGTGTGACGTCAGAATCATTGTATAGTTTTTTAAAGTTATCACCACCTTTATCAAGCGCGTTGCTAGTACTACCCATCATGCACTTACCGACGATTTTACTACCTAATCTTAAACAAGTCTTAGTAACTCGCCAGTTGTTTAATATATTGTCAGGTCTCTCCCACTTACCACTCTCGTCGTGTACTAGCAAGCTTAGCTTTTCACCATCATAGCTATTATCACCAGTGTTTTTCCAGTCGATAGTAGTATCAAGACCTACTATTTCTTCAAGCTGCTCGTTGCTCTGTATTTTCTTACGAGTAAACTTACTAGCCGGCACTCTATACGCAAGCTCAGACTTTGGACGATCCATACCGTCTTGTATTGGCTTGAAAAAGAAAGGGTAGTTTAAAGATATAGGTACAACCTTATCAGTAAACATTTTCTTCGCATCGGCACCAGACTTAGAGAGTATCCCATATCTACTATCACTC